GAATAAACAACAGGTGATGCTTTTAATGATGGTGGGAGTACTTTTGGAGGAGGCTCGTGGACCCAGTAACAATTATCGGTGGTGCAACCGTAGCCTTCAATGCGTTGAAGAAAGGCTTTCAGGTAGGTAAAGACCTACAAGATATGTCAGGACAGTTGACCCAATGGGCAAGTGCTATGAGTGACTTGTCCTATGCTGAACAAAAAAACAAGAACCCTCCTTGGTGGAAAGCACTTAATGGAGGGTCTGTTGAAGCTGAAGCTCTAGAGATATTTACAGCTAAAAGAAAAGCTGAAGCTATGCGACAGGAGCTAAAAGATTGGATTAGTTTCAGTATGGGTCCATCTGCCTGGGATGAACTTGTAGCAACTGAAGGTAGAATACGTAAGAAGAAGAAAGAGCAAGAGTACCGCAAAGCAGAGATACAAGAAGCTATTATAACTTGGGGCGTAACAGGTTTGCTTTTAACTGCAGGGTTTGGTATATTTGGATTTGTAATTTACATGGTGGCATAATGGCAAGAAACCTAACAGAAAAACAACAGAAGTTCCTAGATGTCTTATTTGACGAGGCAGGTGGAGATGTTGTACAAGCTAAAAAACTAGCAGGGTATGGTGAACAGTCTAGTACTACCGCCATTGTTGAATCATTGAAAGACGAGATTGGTGATCGTACACGTAGCTACTTTGCACGTACAGCACCCAAAGCTGCAATGGCTATGGTAGGTGCTTTGTATGATCCAACAGAGTTAGGCATACGAGATAAAATGTCAGCAGCTAAAGACTTGCTTGACAGAGCAGGACTTGGTAAAGTAGATAAGATTGACGTAGGGTCAAGTACTGGTGGCGTATTCATATTACCATCGAAAGAAGGAACAAACGAATAAGCAGACAACGTGAATCCCTGGGATACTGGGAACTACCAAAACCACACAAGGGTGCAGAAAGAGAGTGGCACATAATTGCCAGAGTAACTAGAACAATACCGTTTGGTTACGAAGTGCACCCTGACAATGACAAGATACTTCAGCCCATAGTTACAGAGCTAGAAGCATTAGAACTTGCAAAGAAACACCTTATGCAGTACTCTTATAGAGAAGTAGCACTGTGGCTAACAAAACAAACAGGTAGATACATATCTGATACAGGGCTAAAGAAAAGAGTAGACATTGAGCGTAAACGTAAGAAAGCAGCTACAATTAAACGGAAGCTTGCCAAAAGGCTCGAAGAGACGTTACAAGAGATCCAAAAACTCGAAGAAGAATGTATCGGAGCCTACGCAACCAAGCCCAACGCAGCAACAGCCTGAACCTCAAGTTGTAGCAGCCGAAGTAAAAGCGCCTGAGTTTGACGTTGACATTGCACAGGATGTAGTGTTTAAACCAAACCCAGGACCACAGACAAACTTCCTCTCCGCATCTGAAAGGGAAGTTTTGTACGGTGGGGCAGCAGGTGGTGGTAAGAGCTTTGCAATGCTTGCTGACCCACTTCACGGTTTGAACGATCCAAACTTTAGTGGGCTACTAGTTCGTCATACTACAGAAGAACTTAGGGAACTTATACAGAAGAGTCAAGAACTTTATCCTAAAGCAGTTCCTGGTATCAAGTGGTCAGAACGTAAGTCACAGTGGATTGCACCTAGAGGTGGTAGACTGTGGATGTCGTACCTCGACAAAGACATGGACGTAACACGATACCAAGGTCAAGCGTTTAACTGGATCGGCTTTGACGAACTTACACAGTGGCCTACACCCTATGCTTGGGACTACATGAGGTCACGACTTCGTTCCGCATTTAGCTCTCAGCTAGGTTTGTACATGAGAGCTACAACAAACCCAGGCGGCAACGGACATCAGTGGGTCAAGAAAATGTTTATTGATCCTAGTCCTGCGAATGAGCCTTTCTGGGCAACAAATATTGAAACAGGAGATACGATAAGATTTCCTAAAGGGCATAGTCGAGAAGGACAGCCCTTGTTTAGGCGTAGGTTCATACCTGCTAGTTTGTTTGACAACCCATACCTAGCAGACAGTGGTGACTACGAAGCAATGCTACTATCATTGCCTGAACACCAAAGAAAGCAGTTGCTAGATGGTAACTGGGATATAAATGAAGGGGCAGCATTTCCTGAGTTCAACAGAAACATACACGTTGTGGAACCTATCGAAATCCCTAATGGATGGGCTAAGTTTAGAGCTTGCGACTATGGTTACGGTTCCTACACTGGAGTACTCTGGTTCGCTGTATCACCAAGTGAGCAACTGGTTGTATACAGAGAGCTTTATTGTTCTAAAGTTACAGCTACTGATCTAGCAGATATGATACTAGAGGCAGAGGCTGATGATGGCACTATAAGATACGGTGTACTAGATTCATCCCTCTGGCACAAAAGAGGTGACACTGGCCCATCACTTGCAGAGCAAATGAACATGAAGGGTTGCCGTTGGCGTCCATCAGATCGCTCTCGTGGCTCTAGGGTTGCAGGTAAGAACGAGATACACCGTAGGTTGCAGGTGGACGAGTTCACCGAAGAGCCAAGGCTTGTGTTCTTTTCCACCTGCACGAATACAATAGCGCAAATCCCTGCGATTCCGCTAGACAAGAAGAACCCTGAAGACGTAGATACAAACTCTGAGGATCACTTGTATGACGCTTTACGTTATGGTATAATGACTAGACCAAGAAGTTCTATCTGGGATTACAATCCTGCAAAACAACACTCTGGCTTTCAAATGTCGGACTCAACTTTTGGATACTAAATAAATGGCAGAAATAGATGACCTATCCTTCGAGACAGATGAAGTAGTTGCTGCAGAAGAGCAAGAAGATACGCTCTTCGAGAATGTCAGCAACGTAGTTACATTTGTAAATGAGAGATTCAAACGTGCGGAGGATGCTCGTAATGCTGATGAAGAGCGTTGGCTAAGAGCGTATAGAAACTATCGTGGTGTGTACGGACCAGATGTACAGTTTACTTCAAGTGAGAAGTCAAAGGTATTTGTTAAGGTTACTAAGACTAAAACTCTAGCAGCCTACGGACAAATTGTAGACGTACTATTTGGTAACAACAAGTTCCCACTTACTATCAATCCATCTGTTCTACCTGATGGAGTAGCTGATGCTGTCCACATTAATATTGATCCGAATGCTGAAAAAGCTACGGATGTACTTCGTGACTCGTTTACCAAAGAAACAACAAAGCCTTATCTTATAGGACCAGACACTGAGTTAAAGCCAGGTGAAACTATGGCTGATCTTAGACGTAGGTTAGGTCCAGTAGAAGATAAGGTAGAGCCTGTATCTGAAAAGATAATAGAAGGTGATGGCAGTACACCTACAAGTGTAACGTTCCATCCTGCTATGGTAGCAGCTAAGAAGATGGAAAAGAAAATACACGATCAGTTAAACGAATCGGGTGCATCTAAGCATCTACGCAGCATGGCATTTGAGATGGCATTGCTAGGCACAGGTGTAATGAAAGGACCATTCGCTGTAGACAAAGAGTATCCTAACTGGGATGATGATGGCGAGTATGATCCACTTATCAAGACTGTACCATCTACAAATCACGTATCAGTGTGGAACTTCTACCCTGATCCTGTTGCTTCTTCTATGGATGATGCAGAGTACGTAATTGAAAGACACAAGATGTCTCGCAATCAGTTACGCTCACTGAAAGGCAGACCATACTTTATTGATGAAGCTATCGAAGATGCGATAGACTCAGGACCAGACTATGTGCGTAAGCATTGGGAAATGAAGATGGAGGATGACGATACTGCTCCTTCAGACACAGAGCGTTGGCAAGTCTTAGAGTTCTGGGGTTTTGTAGATGTAGATATTCTAGAAGAGAATGGCATTAAGATACCTGCTGACATGAAAGAGTTAGACGAAGTAAGTGCTAACATATGGATAGTCAACGGTAAAGTAATTCGTTGCGTACTGAACCCATTCAAACCTGCACGTATTCCATACTACGCTGTACCTTATGAGCATAACCCATACAGCTTTTTTGGTGTAGGTATTGCTGAAAACATGGATGATACACAAACGTTGATGAACGGTTTCATGCGAATGGCTGTTGACAATGCTGTATTATCTGGTAATCTTCTGATTGAGATAGATGAAACTAATCTAGTTCCAGGCCAAGACATGAGTGTGTATCCTGGCAAGGTCTTTCGCAGACAGGGCGGTGCGCCTGGTCAAGCTAT